TGTCCTCCGACACCCACGAATGTTCCCCATCCTCCCACTCAATATATACGTCATAATCATCACCATCATCAAATTCTACTATCTTTGCAAGCCCTCCCTCGTGTCTTCTATAATCACTCTCACCCTCGTAATCTTTGAGCTTTACCCTATCACCCACATTAATCCTCCCCACCACCTCCACATCTCCTTCTCTCCTGACAAGCTCCCATTCTGACTTACAGTGGCACCCGCTCGCATGGTTGGTGTTCGCTATTATCAAACCATCACTACAACCTTTCTGCTCACATTTCTGGACTACATATTCTTTTCCGCTGTCAGCGTCACAACAATTATTCTTTATTTTTTTAACTGTATCTCCAACTTTAAAATCCATAATTTTACTATTATCTACGAATAAACGACCTTTTATTTATTTACTTTTAATAATTCGGGATTGGAATAAATATCGCCTATTACTTCCAAAAATTTCCAACCTCCCCAATCCAAGGGTAAGCCATGCGTATAAATCATTTTATCTTCGGGTACTCGCACTTGCCATTGTCCCGACTTATTACGGATAATATCAGAGGTACAAGAATTTTTTTTATATCCTTTTCCAGCGGTTGCCTTCACTATATCCCCCTCGTACATCCCTTTTTTATTCTCGTCCTTAAACCCCGTATATTCCAACCAAACAAACCGCCCCAAATCACGTCCCTCCGAATAATGAGCGTACATGAAACCCGACAACATCGCCAGTTGCATGCCGGGCGACATTTCTTTTTTTTCTTTGTCCCACGCTCTAAATATATGTTCTCTCATATTCCACGATGTTTAAGAATTGTTTTTAGCTTTTTAATAAATTTCTTCCTCTCTTTTATCCCCGACCTTCGTGAAGCCCCCCTCATGTGGTCCCACCTTGCAGACGGCATAGACAGCGGAGTTTTTTCGAGATGTTCCGCCTCAACCTCAAATTGTGCTATTTCCAGTTCCGTGTCAAGAATATCCTGCTTAATTTCCTCTGTGGGAATGTGGGCGTTATTGGTTACTAATTGTTTTTTACTCATATTTTTTAACCATTCTTTCATGCCCCGCCTCCGCCTCCTTCCAAGTTGTGTATCTCTCCATGTCCAAATCTGCATCCCCATTTTTACCAAACGCCATAGTCTCAAAAAATAGTGGTCGCCCCTTCCCAAATCTGTGATTTATTCCGTGAAGAAATACGGTAGATATATAATATCCGTTCGTCAAAGTTTCCTGCTTGACAACTCTGTTCGTCCCGTCTTGAAAAAACTCCGCCCACTCTTTAAGATTTTTAGCTTTTACCACCCTCTTTCCTCTTAAAATATACTTAATGTTTGCATCGTTCATATCCTATAAATTCTAAATGCTCGGGTTCAGGAGCCTCAAATCCGTTATTCTCCCAAATAGGCTTGCGTGGTCTTTCGCACTCTCCGCAAACCGCACCCTTTCCCGTATCATTGAGAAAAATTATTTTACTTTCGCTTTGTAGTTCCTGCATCTTTTTTCATAATTCAACGTTATATTATATAGTATTTAATGCTCTATGTCAATATTAAATTGTTGTAAGTATTCATCTGGCGATAATATCACTATTCCCATCTCCCCCGCCTCCACGATAATCTTATTTACATAATCCGAAAACTCGGTGGTGGTCTTTGTCGTGGTCGTGGTGGGTATCTTCCTTTTCACTCCCCTCCATGTAACCTCCTGTCGGCCAATAAACATCTCCTTAAACAACTCATGCAAATCTTCGGGACTATACCCCGTATGGTCTGCAATAGGAGCCAAGACACCACCCCAATAATAAGCGTTCTGATTGAGGGTTCGGATTTTGTTGACGGGTTTTACAATCAGATAAACCTTTTTCCCGACATACTTTTGTATATACGCCCTGAACGCAATTTTATTATACAGCTTGACGTTTCCCTCCTCAATCTCGGCTAGGAATTGTGGTGATGGTTTTTTCATAAATTATTTTTCGCTCGCTGGTCTAAATATTTATGGCAAAATCTACCAAAATTCTTTTTGTCGTTTTCATCCAAAAGTTCGCTATCCGCTATCTTCATGGCAAAATAAGTTAAATCTAATTCCTTTATATCCTTAAAAGACCTCCCCTCGGTCATATTAGATGTTTCCAGTATGTTGATAGTCTTATGCCTATCCCAATAAAACTGTAACGAATACTCTGCTGTTGGTTTTGCTTTGTGTTTTTTCTCGCTCATATCAAAATGACAGTTTAACTACCACCACCTCAACCTCCTCCAACGTCCTTACTTGGTCGGCGAGGTAGACCTCAATTTTATCCTCTATATCCTTCCGCTCCACGACAAGAGTGAAATAATCTTTTGCGGGCATCCGAGGGTCATAAAATACAACGTGCAATTTTTTCAAATCATCATTGACGATGAAATATTGTACTGTCTGCATTTCCAAGTCCTTCGGTATCTTATGTTTCAGGTACGCCTCAATGTGTCGTGCGGATGATAAGCATTTCGCCTCCACCGCCTCGGTCTTTCCCATGACCCCATCAGGCGATATGGCGATATTTTCGTTATCCTCCCTCGCCCAAATAACCAAACTGGTATCAACCTTCTTCCCTGTTTCCTTCGCAAACCTCTCAATCGCCTCTGGTTCCAACCTCATACCTCTATCCATTGGGTTCTCATCATCAGGGACAGCAAGACGCTCGGCAATAAGTTCATAAAACGCCATCTTCGGCTCGCTCCCCCTTAATACGATGACATCCTTTAATCTTGAACCTGTGATTTTGCCCAACCTCGCATTGAGCCAAGTTTCTTTATCCTCAAATTTTAAAACTTTCATATTATTTTTTCTTACCCTTGGCTTTCTCTGATTTTACAGGTTCAAATTTTTTCTTCAAGTCGTCTTTCAATTCCCCCAACCCGTTTTTAGCCTCTATCGGCAAATCACTCCACATGCTTTTAAGTTCGTCAAGATTTTTCACTCCCTCCAGTTTTTCTCTCGCATCCCTCAATATTTCCTCCAATCTGACCTTCTTAAATTCCGTAAACTCCTCCATCTCCTCTGCACTTGCAATCTCTCCATCCGCCCCATATCCAAGCATAGCCAACGCCCTCCCTACGGCGATTGTTTCCAATTTCTCAAACGCCTTCGCCCCCTTATTTTCTCCCATAGCATGTCCTGTGGCTTCGGCAGAGTTTGGGTCGCTTTTATCTTTTAAAATACTCGCCTTAAACAAAATACTCCCATCCTTCCGAATTATGGGTCTTGTCTTTATAAGCCCACGTGGGCAATCCTCCCGAAACTCTTTGACCCTCTCCGCTACTTTTGCATAATCGTTCCCCTTCAAGTCTATTGTCTTTGTTTTTTTTCTTGCCATAAATTTTTATTCTTCTCTTTGCTCGTAAATTAGTCCAGCCATTTTTTGATTTGTAAATTCACACACCTCGTTAGGACAATAACCAGCATCATGCCAAGCCCCCTCTATGACATTGGCAAGTTTTTTCATCTCTATTTCAAAGTCCCCAGTATCTTCTCCCTTGCTCCTCATGATACCAGCCTGAACCCTAGAACCATGTTCCGAAATATCCATCAGCATCTCGGCTTGTTTCTGTGTAAGGACAAATTTTACTAATTTTAGTTTCGCCATAAATATAAACACCACCCGGCAAGGGGCGGTGTTTTAATATAAATACACCATGTCGCTTGCCCGACAATGAATAAATTGCAAATTATTACTTATAGTATACATCATATAAGGTTCTCTATCAAGCTTCCTCAACGCCGAGCAGAAAATTTATAGCTCCCTTCAACCTCTGAACAGAAAATAGGTCGCCCCTTTTAAAAGAGGCGCAGAACGATTGATTTGAGATTTGAAATTTCCTGACTAAAATCATTTTCGCATCTCCGCTATCTCCGCCCTTGACCTTCTTAACGTGTTCCCAATTCTCACGGAAAAAATCTTTTAATCTCTCGGTTGAGAAAATATAAAACTTCTGACTATCCGCCATCACCCATAAATCTGCTTTCGTAGATGTAAGACCGCTCGCCTCTCCCTTGAACTCAAACTCAAAGGCAAAATTTTGGGTTTCATCGCTCTTTAAATCCCTCTTGACCTCAACCATCTTTTTAATCTCTGGGATTTTGATATCGGCATATTTGTAGTTGCCCTCAATCTTGAAACTTTTAGGGTACAATCCCTGCAATAGAGCCAAAAATTCTTTCTCCAACGCCTCTCCGCTTGCGAGGTAATCATCCCAAGTATCCTCTATTTTGGTAAACACCATTTTATAATCCCTTAAAGTATTCTTCTATGGTTCCTCCATCATCTAGGTGGTCTACTAAGCCATGCCAATATTTCACATAACCCCACTTACAGAAACGGGTACATTCTTTGTGTTCTCTCATGGGCTCTGTGCCGGAATTGGTTCTGTGATAATTTTCTTTCCACCCCATGCTCCTGCCAAGAGCTTGCCAGAAAAGGAAGTCGTTTACAGCATGTTCCAATGCAGAAACCTCACACCCCAACGCATCATAATGGTCTTGCCATCCTCCATCCTTAGCTTTTTTAAATATTTCTTGTGCGCTCATAATAATTTGGGCAGATTATGGCTCTGCCCTTGCCTTATCCGTCTGGAGATAGAATGTCGGGAAATTCCTCCCATTTAAACATTTCTACCTCTAGCTCCTCCATCCAGTCCTCCATAGACTTGCCACATTCTCGGCACTCATTTATTACCAATCCGTTCTTCATCCATCTATGGATAGAACTCTCTATCATGGTGTGCTTCATAGCTTTAAACAGATAGTCCCAACGCTCATAGCACCTCTTACTAACCATTACTCCTCCTTAATCTTTTCTATGTAATCTACACCTTCTTTAGTGGCACAATGACCATTCCCAGCTAACATCATATCATCGTCAACAAGACCTCGCACATATTTAGCTAACCCTTTACGAACTAATGCGCGAACAGCTATACGAGCCTCACGCTTCTCTAAACCTGTCTGTTCCGCAATATAGCTAAAATAAACACAGTTCTCATCGCCCCCATAAAATTCAACAAGAAATTCTAGGCATTTACGTTGACGTTCGCTTATTGTTATTTCTTTGTTCATACAAATTTTTTATAAACGCTCACGAATAAACGACCCTTGTTCCCCTTCCCGTTCTTGTTAACCCACTCACGACATTTCAACAAGTTCTCTCGATTATGCTTTTTAAATAATTTAAAGTAAATCCCTTTTGACTTCATATCATCAAACATCTTCGCCGTATCAATAGCATCCTGTTGATGCCTCGTATGTTGCAACTTCAATTTTTTCCGCTCCTCCAATCTTGCGAAAAAATCTTTTTTATCAATGCCTCCCAGTTTGATGCCTCTCGTTTTATTTCCCTTCGGATTTGATAAAACTTTCTGGTTCACACCACAATGCAAACAATCTGCATTGAGGTACGGAAATTCGTGCAATTTTCTAGGGGATTTTTCACAAATCATTTTTAGTAACGCCCTACTTTTACCTTCTGATACCAGTAAGGCAACCATCTATTTATAACAAGAATATCCATTTTAAAAAACCTATAAAGTACCACTACTCTATAAATTTTTTTTAATTTGGTGCGATACATTTCAGATGGCAGGGAGGGAGTAGTCAACCCTTTTTCCCTGCTTTCGCAAATATACCTCATCAAACTTAATTGATTGGCTTGTGGGGAGGCGTAGTATTTCCTTGCCTCTTAAGGATGTTTAGGGCACCCTGTCAGAACCCCCCCCACGAACCAACCAACAATTTTGCGGACAACTTTTTTATTCTGGACTTGCCCGAAACACCAGTCGGATATTCTCTTTTTAAGCACAAAAAATCCGCACCTAAAAAGGCTTGCGGATTAAATCTAAATATTGTATTATATAAATACAATTTGAAAACATACTCGTATTCTATACGAAACCAAAAATCGGGTCAACCCCGATTTTTTTGGTACTTATCCCCGAACCATCCACACCTGTTGATAACTTTATTTCCTCTTAAACTTCTCACGTTGGTGCGGTAAATTTAAATGGCACTTATGACATAATGTTATTAGTCTATCTTGATTTGCCTTATCAAAATTATAATTTCTCATATTTTCAAAATCTTCATCTAGGTGGTGGACATCTAATCGCCTTTCTTCACCATTCCAAATTTTTCCACAAGGGATATTATCGTGCTCTGCACAAACAACTATGCCAAGTCCGCACTGACACATATAATTGTCTCTTTTCCTTATCTTCTCTCGCAATAAATCCAAACCCGATAATTTTTCGTTTATTTTTAACAAATTTTTACTCTCTATATCCCTCCCAAAACTTTTTTAATATCATGGGGTCGCCCATTCCCTCATCGTTATTTTTAGGCTGGCTGAAATCAATATAATCCCCGCTCCTTATGACTTGGGAGGTCAAAATTTCAAACTTACCACCCGCATCAAGAGATGTTGCGACTAAAACCTCTTTCTTGTCAGGATAATTTTTTATGCTTTCAAGTTGCGATAAATCCGTATCCTTGGGAAAAGTTTTTAGCCACGCCTCGGTTGTAAATATAATTCTTTTGACCTCGCCCAACTCTCCGTCATTTTTTGCCGTCACTCCAGCTTTCTTCATAGCCCCGTGTTTATCTGCGCTATCGGACATCGCAAAAACAAACAAAACCCTCACTTCATTCACATCCTCAACGATAAGGGATGGGGTTAAACCACCATGTTCTTTAAACTCCGCTTGTGCATGTTCTATAAAATCTTTTAACGTTTGCATAATTTTTTATTTACCTTCTTTTTCTACGTTGAATTGTTTGGCGTAAGCCTCCTCGGCTTTTTTTACAACACTAAACAAGGTATATGTGAACTGAAAGACAATTATCGTTTTTGTATCCTCTGACTTTTTATTAAATGAGGGGTCAGCCATATTTTTCACCATATTTTCAGTTAGTATTGACGAAGCAATCGCAATCAATTCTCCACTATCTATTGCGGTACTCATATTCTTAGTTTCTTTGTTCAGGTTTTTTATAACCTTACCAATCTCCACCTTGGCTATTTCATCAAAAAATTGTTTTTGTGTTTTCATATTATTTACCTTCTTTCTCTACATTAAATTGAGCGGCATAAATTTCCTCCGCCTTACGAATACTATCAAAGGTAGCATAAATTGTTTTAAGAAGAACAATCCTCTTATCGTCCACGTTCTTATTGATATAAGCCTCGTCATTCACCCCGTCCACAAGAACCTTTGCTAATGTTCCCGCCCCTATCGCAAACAAATCCCCACCCTTTATTGCATCCGCCAAATTTTCCATCTCTTTGATTGCATATTTTTCAACATCCTTCTTCTCCTCGTTTATTATTTCGTGTAATATCTGTTCCTTGGTTTTCATATTATCAAATTAAAAAATAATCTGTGGCAAAGGCACACCACCATCCATCATCCTCAACCTTACCTCGGTTCGGGCTTCCTCGCTCAACTTCTCGGCGAGTTTCGCTCGGTTAATGGCATCGAACATCGCAACTATATACATAAAATTATCTTCAATATTTTTCAAGTCCTTAATCCGCCCGACCTTCTCATCAACGTATCCATAGGTATTATCGTAGTTTCCCCAAACCTCAATGGCCTTGGCTTTTAGCTCGTCAAATATTTTTCTTCGGGAGCCGTGTAATATAATTTTGCTTCATTCATATTTTTTTAGCTATTAAACGCTGTGCGATGACCTTTTGCCTGCTTGCGATAATACGATAAGAAAATTTGCTGTAATGTGTCTCAAACCACTCATCTAAGCCAATTATCGCCTCCTCTTGAGTATCATATTTTTGACCTGTAGGTTTCCACACCCAAAAAGTATCATCGTAATAATCAAGATAATATTTTGTTTTAACTTCTTCCGCCATGTTTTTTTAATAATTTTTTAGTCATCCGCTCCTCCTCCTCATTCGCCTTAATCTCCCAAGGACCATAAATCTTAGTTTTGTAGAGCATACCACACATCTCCTCGTATGTATACCGCTTAATCTCCGCCTCCTTGATTTGTCCACCCCGATAATAAACTTCCTTTCTCACGATAAAAGGATTATCCATATCATGCCCCGCATCAATCACGACATCTCCCTCCTCTATCCACGCATGAACCATCCGCATCCCATTGTTGTGTTCACCGCTCCCAGTGACTATCCCCTGAACCAAAATCAAATCCTCATTAAGTTCATTATCAAACATATACCGAACCGAATTTTGAAAGCAATCGCCAAATACTTTATTTTTCTTCATCGCTTTTTTCCGATAAATATTTTTTGAACTTATCAAACCATCCTATCGTTTTTCCAAGACATATAATTTCGCCATTTGGCATAACAAGAACCTGTAAATTGCAAACTGTTATTTCTTCTGGTTGTTTTTCCATAATTTTTATTTAACTAATTCTAATATCACCGGTAAGACTGCAACAACTACATAGCCAAAGTTCTTTTTCTCCTCTCTTGAACTTCCCTATTTGATAGGAGCCTAGACATTTGTTGGGTTGGTGTTTCATTCCCGCCTTTTCTTCTTCTTGAAACATATGCTCCATATCTGGTGAAACATTTGCAGTTTCGGGACACTGACATTTTATTTTTCTATCGGTCATAGGTTTAATCTAATTATTATCTATATAGTATCATAGATTTAGTATTTTGTCAATACCTACATCTACCACAGCAAAGCCTACCACAAAATCGAACCTTAATCAACAAAAAACCCCGAGTTGGGGTTTTCAGGAGCGTCCTTGCGAGGGTTATATCCGCACGAAACGGCACTCTCCCAAAAGCAAAAACCAATCAAGTACTATGTGGAATATTAAGTTATAGAAATGAAAAGTTAGTTTTAAACTGCTTATGGGCGAAATAAAAAATCTTCAATCCGCTCTTTCATCCAAGCAATAAACATCACGACAACCAGTAATGGAAAGAGTATCACTAATATTATTATCTCGTACAGCCGTATCTTAATAGTCGTTTTTAATTCCCGACCTCAAACTAGCCAATCCAACAGGGGCGAGAATACCTATAATAAGCAAATACGCCTCCATATCAATCCAACCAAGATAACGAGCGGCAGAAGCAAGCCCGATACCGAGGGCGGTGAGATAGGTTTTGTACCCGTCTAGCGCGTGTAGTTTATTCATATTTTTATTGTATATCCTGATATACAAGCAACATGCCCTACTTGTATATTCTAATATACAATCAACTTAATTTTCTAGCCCAATTCTCAAGAGCCTTCACCTTCTTAAAAACCCCCGTATAATATTTATTCTCCTCTGACGCTATTAAAATTTTCAGAACCCTCTTGGTGTCCATCCCTATATAGCCGAGTGCTCCTTGGTCTAAACTTTTCCTTTTGAAAATTCCTAGATATAGAAGTTTTAGCATTTCAAGGTCAACGAGGTTGCAACCCTCCTCCCAATCGTAGGTTTCGGGGTCAATACGGTTTCCATCCTTATCTTTTATTTGAATATGCTTATGCGGGCCTGTAGTGATAGTGCCACTGTTTCCAGTGATTGCCAACAACTCCCCCATCTTCACCTCCCCCCCTGCGTGGTATTTACTTAAATGAGCAAACTGTATTACATCTCCGTTTGGTCGTGTCAGATTAAGCCAGTTTCCCCCCTGTACGCCACTCCAAGCAATCGCCACCCCATCAAACGGCGCATACAAAGGTACATAATCAGCAACGTAATCGGCGGCACAACCAAGCCCAGCCTTGATGTGCGCCTCACAACCTCTAATTAGTATTCTTTGGGTTAACGGAAACATGCTTTTTATTTAAACGCCTCGCCTTTGCGTAAGCCTTACGACCTTCGGGATGGGCGGACTTAAATTTCTCTATTTTCTTTTTATGAGATTGTCCTTTACTGGCCATTTTTATTGACCTTAACCTTGACCTTATTTTTCATTCGTTGCTCTTTCATCGCTCTCCTGTGCGCTCTTTTGGTATCCTTCTTATTTTTACTAGCCATAGTATGGGTTATCTTTTTAATTAAAACTTGTCAGCGGGGATTTTGGGGACGATTTTTAAATCTTTTTAGCTCTCCCTTCCTGTGTGGATGTGAATTCGCCACCGCACCGCCTTATTTTTGTTTATTCAGGCGACATCCTACAAGAAAGAAAAGCGTCTAGCCGCTCACGGTACCATCTCCTATAAAGGAGAGCTAAAAAGACTAAAATGCGTCACCTGCGTCATCAAATATTAATATTCTATCCCCTGTTCCGTCTTTTTTTAACATAATCTCTAATTTTCCTATATCCATTCTGACACACCCAACAAATAGGTGACCATATAAATATTAAAACTAAATCCATAAATATGCTCATTCCCAAAATTTAAGCCACGCATTAGCAAGAAACGTGAATACGATTGAAGCAAAGAACGCTATAATCGCAGTAATCGCCCCTACCTTACCGATAAAGACTTCGTGCCTATTTACCATCTTCCTCAAATCAGCCACGTTTCCATTCTGTTTTTCTATCTGCTTGGTATTCGCATCTACGCCCTTTTTAATGTAACCGAGGGTGGTAAATAACCTCTGCTTGTCGCCTTCTGACATTTCCATTATATCAAATTAGCCCTCCTTGCCAACTCAAAAACTAACTCCTTAACTTGGGCATCCGACAAATCAGAACCCTTTTTTTTGGTTTTAAGTTTATCCTTACTTTCTTTTTCTTTTGCATCGGGGATGAACTCCAACCCTCCGCTTTTCATGGGAAGCCTGTCCATTATTCAATAAGAACCACACCAAGCCTCTTAGCAAAAGGCACAAGTGAAGTATCCTCACGAGTTAATTCTAATTTAATAATTACATCCTCATTCGGGGTCACAGTTTCAAATAAATATTCATCCTCGGCCTCACTGTTGGCGAAATCCACTATTGATTGTTCAAAGGTAAGAGAAACCAAACTCTCATCCCCGTCTTTATTCACCACAGATATTTCAGGCAATACATCAACCCTCTCCACGAAATCAGAAGTTCCAAAGGCATTATCCGTAGCAGAAAATGATAGTGTGGTATCCACGACTGTAAGACCAGTGGTAAAGGGCAAATCAGCACTTTGAAATACCGCACTACCATTATTTGTCAGGTCGTTATTATTCGCAGTTCGGTCTAACAAACTATTATTTAATGGGTGATACGCCTCAAGACTAGTTTCGTTCCCCACAAGCTCTAAACTTCTATTGTCTGCTATCTCCGTACCAGTTCGTATAACGCTCCATAATCTGACATCATCTATCTTTCCATCAAAGAAAAAATCAGTTGCACCATCTCTTGTAGCACCAATTTGATAGTCCGAGGAGTTATCAAAAATAGAAGTGGCGGCTGATATTAATGTATTTGTAGTTTGGGCAACGCCATCAATGTAAATTGTTGCCGAGGGGACGCTTACATCAACCGCACAAGCTAAGTGTACCCAAGTTCCCGTACCCAAATCTGCGGCGGCACCGCTTACTTCAAATTGCGAAGCGGTTGCGCCAGAAGCATTTGAATAAAAAGTAAATGTGAGTTTGAAAACTCCGCCCTCAAGCCTATAACGAAACTCATATCCAAAATCGCCAGTTCCTTGTTTGCTCATAATACCAAACTGTTGTCCTTCCGTTGGTGCAGTTTCAACATTTACCCAAGCTTCAAACGTAATATCACCAGTTATAGAAAGCGAAGCACTATCGGAGGCAGATAAAAATTGTGAGCTACTTCTTTCTACATCAATGGTATGGGTGTTTGCGGTATTTCCAACGACATTGGTAAGTGTCTTGCGCTCTCGCAAAAGGTTGTCAATCGTAGATATATCAACAATGTCGCCCGTAGCAAACTTGCCAGTCTGGTCGCCGTCAATATCAAGTGACGTAGCACCACCCGAAATTCCAGTTTTGAGATTGAATTGCGCCGTAAAATTTCTCACAACCCACAACCTAACCTCCCTCATGGCAGTTTGAAAACTTTGCAACTTTGAATAATAAATGACCTTCTTATCATCCCCGACATCTATACCAGTGAAGTCTATTTTTTTACCAGCGCCATCAAAATTCACTGTAGACCTCTGAACATCATCCGTAGATATATAAGTATTATCAAGATTTTCATTAAGGGTTATCTGCGTACCGCTATCAATCGTGTCTATTGTTTTGACATCAAGGTTTGTAGTATCAAAGATATTTATTTCCTGTCCTGCTTTGAAAACCGAACTATCAGCCACAGTCAAGATTTTCTGACCGCTAGAAGCCCCTGCGGTTAACGTGGTAGCCGCTGTATCTGCCTTTGCAGTATCAGAAAACCCGTCAAAAAAAAGCCCATTAAAAGGCGTTGTTTTAGCGGCAAAAAAATTCTCCAAATAAAGCTCAATAATATTATGAGAGTTTAATATAGCCAACTCAACCACACTATTCATATCGGCCGCTAATATTGGGTCTGAAGCGGCATGATTGGTTTTTAGCATAATAAATTATTAAGTAATGGTTATTGTGTAATCAATGGTCAAGGTTTCCGATAATGACTTGGTTATGTTTATCGCTACTCTTGAAAATAAAACACCGCTATCAACCGAACCAGTCCCATTGATATGTATTCCCGCCTCTCTGAAAGTTCCCGAAACTTCGGCGGCGGTATAGAAGGCGGTTACGAAAACTTGATTGCTTACACTCGTCAAAGAAGCTACCGCCTTTCTAAATGTTTCAGTTTCCAGCGTTGTGTCGCCATTTGCAGGTGCGGTGGTACCCGTACCAAGGGAGGTAAAGTTTATTTCAATATCTGCAATAGCCGATAAGGCGGCCTCCAACGCCAATGCAATTTGCGCCCTGCCAACTGTAGGTATGAGGTTATCATATTCATAAACACGTTTAACCTTGCCCGTTTCGGCATCCCGAATAGTAAATTTATAACTCCCTTTCATACCCGTAGTTTCCTCTTTTTTTACTTCAATTTTCATATTTATATTATAGCATTTTTAACCATAAACCGCACCATCATAAGCTCCCTCTCGATTGACCCCTGTAGGGGTAGGGAAGGGACCATAAACAAAGACGGTGCCATTATCTATTGCAACGGTAGGCACATCCACTATTGTTGCGCCCTCGATTTGTAGATTGTGTGATATTAAAACAACGGGCGCACCTTCGGTTAATGTTATATCCTCTAATGCACTCTGTATCAAATCAAGAACCTCATCGGGGCTTATCTGAATTTCTTTGTCCTTATCAATAAGCAACTTCTGTAAAAATTCCACCATTCCGAATGTCCTGTCGGTCATCAAGGTCACTTTATGTTCAAATTGCGTGGGGCTTACTAATTTGGTTGATATACGGCTTATAAAAAATATCTCACTGGTTATTCCCCTTATCACGCTATCAATCGTGATTTGCTGGCCTACTCGTAATCCAGATTTTCTGGTTCTGAAACCGCCCTCGTTGATAGTATCAGCCCAAGCGATAATCTCCGCTTTTGCTCTATCCCTCGCCCCCGCCTTACTATCTAACGACTTATCAATAATTTTGTGCTGAAACTCGCCGAATTGAGCAATACTTGTGACATCTCGCACATTTATAATCACTGGTATTTGAGGCAAGCCCGTAATTTTTACCCTGTCCGTTCCTGTTGGGATAGTTCCCGATGCCAACTTCATGGCTTTTTCCGAAAAGTTATATAGCCAATCCACCGTTGTCGGGTCGGTGATATTATCTATTCCAAAAGTTTCAGCGACAAATCCTGACCCCCTATCAACAAGCCAACCCACAGTTTTATACTTAAATCCGAAAGTAAAGGTTTCTCTATCTCCATCGGCATCGGCTCCTTGTATTTCCTCGAAACTATCACCGCTAAACGTACCGCCTCGCACAAATATAGAGTTGCGGAGGTTTTTGACATCTTCAACAATTCTCAACGAGTTGAATATATAGGTTTCATTTGTATCGGTGAGATTAAAGGGCGCACTATTCCCACCCTTCAAAAAGAAGTTTATATCCTTATCGGGGTCTACAAACCAATCTGCGCCTACCAATTCAGCGAGTTGCTGAAATACCTTACTCGGTTGCTCATAGTTGAAAGCGACAAAATCAACGGGATTAGTAACTGTCACCGCCGTACCCGTAAATCCGGCAGGGAGAAAGTCGGCTATGATAGTCGCAATAATTGCGTCAATCGTTGTGTTTTCAAACGTATCAACAACGATTATACTATCCATTTCATGCGAGTGGTCTTTACAAGTAATCCTTATCGTTTCCATTCGCCCATCAATGACCTCCTCCGATTGTACGATTTTACCCCCGAATATTTTTGTAGCGTCCTCAAAAATTTCAATATCATCCAGCAAGGCAGGTTTAAACGTCTTGCTATCGTACCTTTTAATCTCAAAATTTACTGTATCAATTTGATTGGTGACTGCTTGGTCAAAACGAAAAGTGCGCCAATCAATTAGCGAACTTCGGTCAACGGTATTTATCTTTATAGTAACCATAGAATTTCATTATCCTATCCTTATATTCAGCCCCAACCGCTCAATAATAGCATCCCCGACCTCTTTTCCAACCCTGTCGGCATCTTCACCAAATACGCTCCCATTGAAATTGACGATGATATTTCCACCTCCGCCCAACCCCCTCAATTTTTTAAGAGGTATGACGGCTTCGGGACCAGCTTCGCCGATGGTGGCCACTGTGGGTCGCCTGACGATACCGCCTTCCTGTAATCCTATAATATTCCCAATACTACTCCCTATACTTCCGATACCGCCCCCAATCTTTGAGGGGATATTGGTGATAGCATTTACTACGCTCCTAATTTTTCCTAAAATGGCATCCAGTTGCCCAAACGCTATATTTTTAATACTCTGCCAAATATTATCAAAAAACTCTCTCATCGAGTTCCATACCGCAAAAAATTTATTTTGAATTGCGGTAAACGCAATATCAAACCCTATCTTTATTGCCTCCCATTGTGCGAGTACGTTATCTTTGAACGTGAAAATAAAGAAAAAGAAATCGGTAAATACTGTAATCAACGCCTTTACTGCAAACCCCAAGGCGAGAGCAACCGCCGTTATTTTTATAATAATTATAGATAGAGGTATTAAGACCGCAACAATTCCAACCGCAATCACCGCCAACAATCCGCCCAATAATACCTTCAATACATCCGCATCTCCTATGAAAAATTTAAGCGCAGGTACAACTGTTGAATTTATTACATCACCAATTTGCTTTAAGAGTTCAACAAGGGTATCTAACACGCCCGTATCTTTCAAGAAATTAAACGCCTCATTAAATGTTTCGGTAAGAAATTCCACTGCCGCTATCAACGCCTCAAATGTTCCCAAAACAACTGTTCCGATTTTTTCGGAAAGTTCCACGAGTTCGGGTCGCAATTCATTTTCTGACGTAATCGCCCATTCCCTAAATCCCCTCACCATTTCCAATACTTGACTGACTATAGGGAAAAATCCCTGCGTCAATAAGGCGCCCAAAACAAATTTAATATCCTCCGATGCATCCTTTACGGAATTAGTCACCTTCTGAACTGTCCCCATAGCGGCATCATACGCTCCTGCAAACTTCGCCCCCTCTGTAAAAATAGCATTGAGCAATCCCTGTTGCCTTTCAAGGGTGGTCAATTCCGCATTATTTTTACCCAACTGTTTGGCAAGGTTGCGGTACGTTTCCCTCAATGAAATATTTAAACCTACTTGTTTTAAAATCCCCGGGTTTAGAGTTTGAAAACTCTCTAAAATAAGTCGGTTTACATCCGCCGATGTCCTCCCGACGGTAGAACCCACATCACGAGCCACAGTAATGAGGCGTAACGCATCAACTTGGTCTAATCCAGCTAATACGATACCTCTGGTGACTTCTGTGGCCTCTTTGATGCTCTTATTCTCCTCACGAATAGCAAATATAATATTCCTTATCTCCTTCTCCGTTTTTCCCGTATTCCTCGCCAAAACAGGTAACGTAGCGCTTATACGCTCCACTGACAACGCCGTTTCAATAGAACTCCCAATAAACCCCGTAAGAGCCCTTGTTGCAGTCCTTATCGCACCCTGTATTGCGTTGGCGGCCAATACACCAACAGATATTGAACTTGTGAACCCCAAGAACGATTGACGGGCATTGTCGGTGGTATTCGCAAATTGCTCCTGTTCATCCGATACCCTTTTCAACTGGTCGCCTAAATTATCAAGCTGTTGTTTGGCTTGGTTTTGGGCTTCTATTATAATTTCTAATTTACTTCGTGCCATGCTTATTTGCCTTTCCGTTTTAGGTCTGCCTCCTGTTTTTTAAGAAAATCCCCCTCCACGTTATTTCTAATACTCAAAGTAGAAATAAACCAAGAGGGGGTTTTCAAGTAGTCGTAATAAGTCCAGCCAAATTGTTTACAGGTTTCCACGATGGTAATTTCCTCGCAAACTTCCGCAGGCAACCCGTTAAATATTTGGTCATACTGGTGTTCAATCAGTTCTCTTTTTTTTTATCCAGACCAGTCACCTCTTGTACTGCCTCAAATATTTCATTGTAATCTTTAGCTGGCAACTCCATCATCAACTCAACTATACCCTCCGTAGTACCATCAATAGAAATCACAACCAACTCAATGGTTTTGTCCTCAATCTCGTTTGCTTTCTTGGCATCAACCTTGAAGGATGACGCACCCTTCTGGTCAAAACTTGCCATTTCCATATACATGCCTTTTAAAACACGCATATCCCTTGCGGTGATAAATTCCTTGAGGATAACAACACGTCCGCTGGTGGTTTTAAGTTCCCGATTTTCCATTTTTCTAGTAGCTTGTAGTTTCGTTTATCAAAGCAACATTTATCATCGTAGCATCGGTAAGGTCATAAAACGCCTTAAACGATACTGTCTGAATAATCAAATCGTTATTCGGAAATGGTTTTGTTACTTCGCTAAACTTGACCCTCGCCAAATCTATTTCAAGTTTAGGATTTGTTACGGCTCCGATAGTAATATCGGTATTCTCAAGCGTAAGGCGCATAGCCCTCGCCGTATCGGCCAGCAAATCATCAACAAACGTGGTATCTTCATACATTATCTCAACAGTACCCTCAATCATGAACTGCTTATTAAGGATATCCGTAGGAGCTAATGCGCCGACAACTTGGTCATCCTCCACGTTTTTATTGATTGAAAGGGTGAACCCCTTTATCTCAATTTCAGGAGCCGCACCCAAACCCGAAAGGTCAGTGGCGGTCTTGAATGTTCCGTGTTGTGGCAAAAAGATTTTACGCTCGTCAGCCTCCACATATACTGGCGTTAGAGCATCCGCTACACCAGCTTGCGCTCGCAAACCAGCAGTAAACTTCGCATACTCATTAAGCGCAACCTCTATATCAAGAGATGTAATCATCCCCAAAGCAAAACGCTTTGCAGAGTTCGGCTCGCTTACCGCCAAGGTCAACGAAGGATGCTGTGCAGTTTCCCCTACGGTAAACGCATGGGTATGCACCCCAGCTTCGGGTGTATCCGCACTAGGTGTATCCACTCCGAGAGCGCTTAGAAGCAAAAGACCAAAACTCTCGGCTCGTATCATGCCCTCAAGTGTCCCCTCAACAAATTTTTCAGTTACGTTCGCATCAATAGCATCTTCAATAACTCCAACCGAGCTTTCATCAACGACTTGCTGAATTTGCTCATCAAGAGTTAAATTTGCTTTCGGTATCCAAAAGGTAGGGTCGCCAGGCGTTCCCCTGACCGCCTCCTTGAAAATACCAACATCAACTAATCGTCCAATAAATTTACTCATAATTATTTATCTTCACCTTTAAGGCGTGTTGCCAACTTGGTTTGTGCCTCCTCTAGTGAAGATGCTTGAATTACAATACCCTCCTTCGGGAAGGTAAACGACCTTTTCTTTTTCTCCACCTTTTTATCGGTAGAACTCATCATTTTGTTACTGCCTTTTTTCATAATATTAAGTTATTACTAATTTGCTAAATCTACATTCTAGGGTTAAAGTTTGAAAAAATACTTGTCCGCTTGGGCTTTCAAATTGTCCTCTCGGCCCGACAAGAGGGTTACACCAATCAACCTCTCCGCCCAAATTGAAATCTGTCTCAAACGCATCAATGACCTTGATAGCCAACGCATCCAATAAATCCTTCGCCTCGCTCAACCCTAACGTTTCAATCTCCTGCATCAACACTATCTCATAGGTAATAGTTCGCAGGTTTTCCTTATTGGTGATAAACTCGCTATCCGCCAACGACACATCAAATGTAGCGGCGGGGTATCCAGTTATATCTCCATCGTGGAAATCCGACACAAAAGCCAACTCCGTGATAGCATCTAGGATTGCCTTGATTTTTACCCTGATTGTTGAGAAATCCGCCATTATGCGCTTATATCATTAGTTATATTTTCCAACGCCTCCTTAAATCTTTTATCAACCTTTGGTATTGCCCTGATAGTACCCTCCTCTAAGAACCTCGGTAGTGTACCTTTCGTAGTGGGATTTTTATATCTCCCTCCCAACGGATGCAGATTATGAACAAATGTTGCGTAGGGAGCAACCGCTAAATTGGGACCGAACGTACCAATCAAATCTCTC